TTCACGTCCCCGACCCGCGTCATTGGGGCAATGGAGTATCCTCTGTTGTACCCTGACGCGCGCAAGCGTGCCGTATACACGAAAGCAGCAATGGACTACCTAGCGGCAGGTGTGCGCAAGGTACACGCGAGAATCAAGTTCTTCGTCAAGACGGAAAAGAAGAATGGTGATGACAAGGCCCCACGTGCGATCCAGCCGCGGGACCCAGTGTATGCATTGGCAGTCGGACGCTACCTTAAGAACTTTGAGGGTGCCCTCGTGAAGGGGGTCACTCGCATCTTTAAGGAGCGTGTCATCGTCAAGGGAATGAACGCCGACGCGGCGGGACGGTTGGTCTACAATAAGTGGTCCAGCTATGCCCACCCGGTAGCAGTTTCCATTGACGCCTCGAGATTTGACCAGCACATGAGCAAACTCATGCTCGAGTTCGAGCACTCCCTGTACAATGGGGTGTTTCGCTCGAGTGAGCTCAGAGAACTGCTGAGCTGGCAAATCGACAACGTGGGAGTGGGATACTATGGCAAACAGAAGGTCAAGTATTCAGTCGAGGGCAACAGGATGAGTGGGGACATCAACACCGGCATGGGCAACTGCGTTGTCATGTGCGCGATGGTGTGGGCGTTCCTCCAGCATGCAGACCTCGACGCCAAGTTGTTGAACAACGGTGACGATTGCGTTCTTATCATGGATAAACGCAATCTCCACAAGATGCAACAGCTCCCAGCCTTCTTCAGCGACCTTGGTTTCACCATGGTTGTTGAGGACCCAGTCTACGAGATTGAACAGATCTCGTTCTGCCAAACCAGGCCGGTGCAGAAAGCCGACCTGGGATACCGGATGGTCCGAGAACCATGGAACAGCGTTCCCAAGGATCTTATGGTAACCAAACCACTCACCCCCAAGCAAATGTTGGGGCAACGTGGTGCGGTGGCGGCGGGTGGATTAGCACTCGCGGGCGATATGCCAGTGTTGGGTGCCTTCTATCGGTGGCTCGACAGTGGTGTCCGCGGTGACAAGGAGGCAGAGTTGACGAGGGGGTTTGCAATGATGTGTAATGGCATGCAAACCAGCGGGGGCGAACCATCTGACGTAAGTAGGGTCAGCTTTTCGAGGGCTTTTAACATTTCCCCTTGTGAGCAGATCCTGCTTGAGGAATGGTTCGCCACCACTCCGTTTTCCGGCGATTCGGAGTGGGAGGAAGCGACCTGGTGGTCCTTCCTTGCCCAGTAAATGCGCTACGGCGCATGCGTTGGCACACGCGAAACGGCCAGGGTGGTGACCTACACCACGGGGTCCCGGTCATTAAACCGCCCAAAACGGTGGCGAATGCCTTAATACTTCCGTGCTAAATGCAGTCTTGCTAAATGCCGACAGACTGCACGGGTGGGCCTGAAGAGGTTGACCGGGATGTACAGTCGGAGTCCACTGGACTTGTATCCCGTGCTAAACAGCTCAACAACAACAACAAGATTACAATGAAACAACAACAGAAGAAGAAGCAGAGTGGAAGAAAGGAGAACAAGCCGCGGCAACGGCGGCGAGACACCAGTCTCACGGTTGCAGTCAACGAGTGCTCTGTCGATTACGGCATTGCCCTCATGGAC